AAAGAAGTAAATGCTGTCATTAAAGTCAACCATCTTCCAGTTGTCAGCAGTAATTGTATAACTACCGGGCGTCTCATCAGCTAGTGTAGTTGTACCGCTGATAATCTTGTTATTACCTACAGAGAATATCTTGCTGTTACCAGCGTTGTCTCTAAACTCTCTAATAGCCCTTATAGACGCAGTGCCTAGTACAGTCTTGTTTGTAGTAACAACATCATAGCCTTTACGTGCAGCAATACGACCACGCTTGTCAATGACTGCGTTATCTGCAATCTCAGCAAACGACGGGTCTTGAGCCAGCGGAGAATCTTCAGTGTTAATACCTTTAAACGCTGGAGCTACAAGGTTAATACTACGTAGTTCTTGTGCCATATTAGATAGTCCTAAAGATCATCTCTTCTGGGTGCTTTGCTGCATCAATAGCAATAGCGTCTGACAGGTACTTATCAGCAATACCAAAGTATTCAACAGTAGAAGTACCGCCTGTCTCACCACGCTCTCGTGCCAACAAAGCTACTGCGTAGTGAATTACAGGCTGTGCAGGAATCAACAACGTATCACTGTCTAATGTCAATTCATCTTGGCGTTGTACTACGTTAAATCTCAGGCTGTATACACCGTCTGGTGTTGGATTTACTAAGACCTGAGTATCACCGTTTGTAAGACCGTTAAAGGTATAATACTTTGGAGCGCCTTCAACAGGGTCAGAAATATACAGCTTGTCGTTGAACCAGTCCTTAGTTTGGTACTCCATAAAGCAATTCTGAGTGTCGTTAATAACCGACATAACCTTTACAAGGTTTGCTGAGTCAACCAGTGTGTAAAGATTGTCAGAAGCAGTAGTAGTAATTACTAATGTTTTACGAAGACCAGACCAGTCGTTAGCCTGTTCAACGATAGACTTAGCGTCGTTAATAAAGTCACCAACCATTTTAGAGTAGGTACTGTCGTTAACGCTGTTAACTTCTTCTTCACGCAAACGGCGCAAGACGTTGTTCATTATGTTTAGGTACGTCATACCAACATTCCTCTAGGCGGTATTAAGTATAATTCTGGTAAAGTAGGGTCGTAGGTAATGCCACCGGGGTCTGTACGTTGAAACTCTCTTGCTGAACCTGCACCGCCCATGCCACCTAATGCTCCTATAGAGATAGAGGGAAAGCTAATACTTGGTAAATCTGGAGTATCTACGCTTGGTAAATCAATGTCTGGACCTTCTATATCTACTTCTGGTAAATCTACATTTACTTCTGGAATTTGTTCTGCAATAGCAGTTCCTACTTCACCTATAGGTCTTACAACATCCCTAACAACGTCTTCAACTTCTCTTCCTGTAGCTCTAGCAAAGTCTTCAAGTTCTCTCAGCCAAACTGGTGTTTCAAACTCACTAAGCAGGTCAGTATTAATGCCAAAGTCTGGTAAGTCTAAACCGGGATCTAAAAACCCAAATGAACCACCTTCTTGAGCATAATCAACTAAAGCCTTTAAAATATCTGTTTCTTGTAATTCACCTTCAAAAGCCGCACCTACAAGAGTATCAACAAACGGATCTAGTGCTTCTGTTGGTATTGTCGTTGTGCTTTCGTCAAACACATTTTCAATGTTTACTTCATCGCCTAAAGTATCTTGAAGAACATTTTTAATTTGTCCTGCCGTAAATCCTTCTACAGCATTTAAAGCAATACCTTCAATGTCTTCTCCAGTAACAGTACCATTTAAAACACCTTCAACAACATTTGTTGTGTCTTCTATTGAAAGTCCTGTTACTTCAGAAAGGTCTTTAATTGCATTAGAAGCAGCAGTACCTGCTAAGTCGCCTGAAGCAATTCCATCAGCAACACCACCAATGCCTCCAGTAACAGCTGCTGTTGCTAATGTAGAAGCATCTATAGATCCTGTTGTTACGCCCTGAGCAACGGCACTTCCTATTGCTTGGTTTACTGCTCCTTGTACAAAAGCTCCAGTAGTTGTAGTAGCTCCTGTAGCGCCTGCGGCGGCACTACCAGCAGCAGCCCCTGTTCCTCCTCCTGTTAAAGCACCACCAAGAACAGGACCAAGAGCAGCACCCAAAGCCACTCCAATGCCTATCTGCATGTAGTCACCTACGCTGGCATGGTCATCTACCTTCATTGTCTTTACATAAGCAGATCCGTTCCACTCATAACGATCACCATCTTGATTGTAGATAGTTGAGTTTACACCGTACTTTTGTAACAACGCTTGATTAGCTTCAGAGTTTACCCAGCGATCATAAGCAGTTTGTCTAGAAGTGCCTACAGACCTTTCTATGTTTTGAATGTTTTGTGTAGGGTCGCTAGGATCAACAGTGAGGTCTTCTCCTTCGAAAAGCATCATTTGATCTTCGGTTAAACCTGCTTCTGTTACTCCTTGTTCAGCCCAGTTGCCTACATCGTAATCACCAGACTGAATCAGTTGTTCACGTTCAGTCATGTAAGCTAGATAGTTATCAAAGTCTCCAAACGCTTGTCTAAGCATTCCAGAACTATCAGCATTAAAGTACTCCTGAAGATCCTCTACACTTGACTGAGTAGCGTCCGCTCTGTTGTACAAAGCTGCTGGGTTAGCGTCCCCAGTTTCAGCCCCCTGAAAAAAAGTAAAGGTAGCGGGAGTAGTAGGAGCAACAGGAGCAACATCTTTAGTGTCTGGTAAAGGCTTAGGAGGAGCTAGTCCTGTCTCTGGGGTAGGAGTAGTCGTTGGTACTGGAGGCGCTGCATTGGGGTCAAAAGGTCCAGACTCTCCCGGCATTTGCTTAGGAGGTGTACTAGGCGTACCTATAGGTGCTGTTTGTACAGTAGTTTGGGTTTGGCTAGGAAAGTACTCAGAAAACAAAGTCTCTACTACTGACGGTGCTTTTGTTTCTTCTAAAGGAGCTTGTACGTTTTCTACAGGCCCAACCGGTGTTGCTGCAGGAGAAGGAGCAGTAGGAACAGTTGATATAGTTCCAACAGGACCTCCAGCAGGATCAAAAGGATCTGTCTGTCCTAAAACAACAGGAGGCTGTTTTACTACAGGCTGCATAATTCCACCGGGTTGAATAACCGGAGTTGGCGCAGGTGTTGGAGCAGGAACAGGTGCAGGTGTTTTAACTACAGGCGCTGGTTTTACAATAACGTCTCCTGTGGGAGAAGGCGTAATAGTATCACTAGGCATCGTTAGCATACCGCCGGTAGATGTACTTCTTGTAGGACTAACGGGCATATAACCAACGGGAGTAAACTCAACAAGCACTCCGTTTCTTTCTATAATGTCGCCATATCTTGGAGTTATCATTTACTTCTTCCAGTTAGCTAAACCACGAATACCAAATGATGCCGCTACAGCAGCCCCTAAGAAACCTTTGTACCACTCAGGCATTGCGTCTAGTGCTTCAAATCCAGACATTACTACAGGAACCATTGATGGGAAAAATGCAAGAACACATGGGACAGAAAACAAAATAGTAAACCATTCGTCCTTCCATGAACTGTTTGCGTTGTTTGCATTGATGTTTTCCCAGTTAGCGTCCTGCTGTATAGCTACCATCTTACGTTCATGTACAGCTTTCTTTTCTTCTGCTTTGCGCTGAAGATGTCCACCAACAAGATCAACTACTGGTCCTAACAAAGTCTGCCACATACTAGCCTCTGTAGCCGTACATAATGATACCGACTATGGCGCTAACCAAGATCCACACAAAGCGTTCAGCCACCTTTACCGACTGAGAGTTGTAACCAACAACAGACTTTAAGGTATCAATGTCGCTTTCTTGTTCATCAAGACGATACTCAAGACGATCAATCCTTGCGCTGCCTGCTACTAGCTTTTCATCTACTCGTGCAATCATCGACATTGCTTCAGTTAGCTTATCCAGCTTGGCTTCAATTCTATTAAGACGTACTGCTTGATCGTCCATAGCAATTCCTTATTACTGCTTTGCTCTACCAATGTTGATAGCCAAGATGTCAATAAAACGATATACCTTTGCCATCCACACGTCGTCCTTTGGTGTGGGTGTAACAGCCGCTATAACAGAAGCTACTGAGATAACAGCCGTTGCAATATTGGCTATGTCAGCAATGGTGTCCATTACCAAGGCATACCGTCAGCAGATACAGGGTTCTTCTGCGCTTCAATATCAGCCGTTAGAGCCGCCTCAGTTGCCGCCTGATCGACTTCAGCCCAAACCCATGCCAGTACATTAGCTTCGGTTAAGTTGTCGTAGGCAACGAATGAAGGGTCAGAGGCGTCAGGCGTGAAGCCTACAGTGCCATAGGAAGAAGCAGAGTAGTCTCCGTCTACTTCAGTTACACGCCAGTGTGCAACGGTTACACCGCCGTCTGCCAAGTTACGCTCAAGGTTTGCGATAGTCCATGTAGCCATTGTTATGCTCCAAATACTGCGTTGCAGATAGCTTGTACGTTAGAAGGCTCTGATGACCAGTCGTCGCCAGAGTTAATTACATGACGGTGATACGACTGTGAAATCACAGCGCCGTCTTCAACGATACGAGTAGCAGTGCGTACTTGAACGACAGAGCCGTCTTCTGTAGCTACTACTTCGATCTTGTCTGCTACTGTTTCTTTAGTTAGTGACATTGTTGTCTCCTTAGTTAGTCCAGCCCCAGAGTCCACTGAGGCTATTTAGGGTTATGCTGTTGTTCTGTATATAAATTGAAATTCAAGAGTTGTGCTTGCTAGTGTTGTATAGCTAACACCAGTATCTGAAGTGTCTCGCAGACTGATTGTCCCTACGCCAAGCGCTCGTGTTCGAACAGCGGATGTTACAGAGCTTCTTGTAACAAAACCGCCATTACCTTTATTTTCTCCGGTATGATTAAAAGGCAATCCAGTAAAGCTAACTCCGCTAGCATCGGTAGTTGCATCAAACGACACAGATGCCCTTGAAACTACGGAATCTCCTATTTTTGTATACGTAGCCTCGTTTACAGTCATGGTGCCATCGTAGTTAGAGGCCACAGGAGTCCACGTGCCTTCTTCAAAGTCGTCTAGCTTGTTTATCGCCGCAGTACCGCCGAGGTACGCACCGCCTGACAGGTAGAGGTCTTTCCATCGAGACGTAGAAGAGCCTAAGTCCATCTGGTTGTCAGCAGTAGTGTCGTCAACGTCACGAGGAATAATCAAAGCGTCTTCAATTTTAATTCCGCGTGTGTCGTTACCGTAGATGATGTTTGTAGATGCCGCCGAGATAGTACCGATTGTTGCGCCGTCTTTGCGGAACTCTGCAACAGTGCCGTCAGAAGTTGTGCGGTTAAGAGTTAACGCAGTTGCGCTACTGCGAGTTCCTACAACGTGGCCGTCTTGTCTCAATTCGCAACCCACAGTCGCACTTGTCGAACTAGTTTTTCCTACCAAAACCTGCCCGTTACTGCTTATGCGCATTGCGTGATTGGGTGTTACACTTGTGCTGGAACCGCCTACCGCTTGTCCTATAGTGTAAAAATCCATATGCCCTGAGTTATCAAACTTGATAACAGACGTGCCACCGTAAGCTCCTTGTGTGTAGGTGCCTTCTGTACTCGATGGAATTCCGTTGAAGATGTGATAGAAACTCCTAACACCCGAAAACTCACCATGAGCAAATCGGAACCCTCGATCCGAAGATGATGGGCCTAAAAACAATGTCGAAATAACGTCTTCATCAACCTGCTTTTGTACTGCAATACCGTTATCAACAAAGGAGTCAGGGTCAGTAGTTCCAATTCCGACATTGCCGTTGCCGGAAATACGCATTTTCTCAGAGGTGCCTTGAACAAACGCCAAGTCTCTGCCTGTAGAAGAGTTAGCTCCCCGTGAAAATATCTGGTTTGCTGAAGAGCCATTGGCTAGCAATATAGAAGAAACAGTAGAAGTGTTTCTGACTGTCAAAGTTGTAGAAGACGCCGCCGCTATATCAAGGTTAGTAGTAGGCGAATCCGTACCGATCCCGACGTTGCCGCTAACGTCTACACGCATACGTTCAAGACTATTTGTAACAAACTTTAACTCATTGCCTTCTGCGCCTAAGTTTGGATTTGCTGTTGTATTGGAGTCAATAAATTCAATAACAGAAGTAGCGTCGCTGGATTCAAACCTAGCTACAGCATCAGTTGCCCCAGAGTTTACGTGGAAAGTCCTTATAGGCGAAGTCGTACCAATACCCAAAGCTTCCGCAGAAGCATCCCAGACGAACTTCGCAGTTGTGCCTGTATCCTCATACAGGTAAAAATCGCCCGGACTCCCTGAAGAGAAACGCGCCGACAATTTATTTTGAGGGTTAATGATGTCTAAATAACCGCTTCGATTGGCTGATAAATCCCATGTGCCGTTATTAGTTTGAAGCTCTAATACCGCTTTACTGTCGACTGTATTGTCACTGTTTTTAATCAACCCGATGACACTGCCGCCTGCAACAGCATCCTGAACAGTCAAACCATCAGCCGTCACAGTACCCGTTACGTCGATTGAGCCTGTAAAGTTAGCACCAGAAAGATTAGCTTTAGAGTTAAGCTGAGTTTGGATTGCAGAGGTTACGCCGTCTACGTAGTTGAGTTCCGTAGTAGTGGCTGTAACACCATCCATGATGTTCAATTCTGCGGTAGTCGCAGTAACACCGTCCATAATGTTTAGTTCTGCCGCAGTAGCAGTAATGTCAGTGCCATTAAGGTTAAGGGTGTCAATGTTGGCTGTGCCGTCAATAAAGAGATCATTCCACTCTGCGCCGGATGCACCCAAGTTATAGGTGTCGTCAGCAGAAGGGATAAGGTTAGAAGCAATGTCTGCCGTAACGGTTACGGTGTCTGTAGCGGCGTTGCCTAGAACTGTATTACCGTTGACAGTAAGCCCGTCAATAGTAACGGTGCCTGTGAATGTGGGATCTGCGGCGTCTGCTTTAGTAGCGATCGCAGTCGAAATGTTATCGAACTC